CTGCTTCCTGTTGTTTGTTGATTTGTTCAACAGTCTTTTCATACTTATTCCACAATGCACCAAGCTCTTTAGGCGCTCTAAACACCATCGTCTCGCGCAACTCTGCCATCATTGAATCTAATCTGGACTCAATAATAATCTTGCGTAATGCTCTGCGACCTAATGACTCTTGGCCTTTGTACACAGTAGTGTTTGCTATTTCTTCTGCAAGTAGCGCTTTACTTAACTGGTCTTGCGCGTCCAGCAATGCACCAAGTTGATTACCAATATCAGTGAACACATCATTAGGATCGGCCTTAGCTATCTCTTGTACTCTAACTACTTCTTCGTTGTACTGAATCTTCTGTGCTGGTGTAGGGTTCGGTATCTTATTAAACTGAACCTTTAAATCATCTAGCACTTCCTTTACATCACCAGCCGCACCTTTAATATCTTTGTATAACTGACAGCCTTTCTTAACTGCAGCTACAGCAGCATTAGCTAACGCAAGTAAAGTGAGAGGATCAATCTCTTACCCCTTCAGGACAATCGACAGCAGCAGCATGATAATTGCACCAGCACTGCCAATTAATATTTGCTCAAGACGTTTTAAACGTGCGTTGATACCTGCGTATCTAATAGCGCAAACTTCTTCATGGGTGTTTAATTTAAAAGCAAGGTCATCCACAATCTATCCCCTATTATTTAGTAGTAACTTCTACCCAGGATAGAATTTCCTCATTCCATAAATAGATTTTTCCATCAGTAGGCATAGCTGTTGGTGCTTGCCATTGGTAGGTATTTTCATTCAATACCCAGCTTTCATAAGGTTTAATCGGAAGGAATACATCACGCTGTTGATCGTATGTGTATCCAATACCGGCATAGTTTCCACGAAACGGAGTACCGCCATTTGTATGAGTATTTGCTACAGTATGATAGCTAGTGCGTTTACATACTTGGCCACGAAAATCTCCATACCATTGCTCCCAATCAATACCATCTTCACCCTCATCTTTGCCGGGAATGACTTCTGTAACTACATTATTGCTATCTAAAAATGCGTAATGAGCCATATCAATCACCATGAAATATTGCCAGTACCAGCAGTAAACTTATAGATGGTATTGCCACCTGACGTAGTTTTTGTATAAGTTAAACCACCACCAATTGACGCTAAATTAGCATAAGTAGATGGATAACTGATAATCACAATACCGCTACCCCCAGCACCGCCGCCAGCTTGGTTTGAGTTGTCTTTAGTGCCGCCAGCTCCGCCGCCGCCTCCAGTATTTACGGATCCCGCTACGCCATATAAGCCAGTTGCGCCTGTTGCCGTAGTTCCAGCGCCGCCGCCTCCAAAACCGCCAGAACCAGGAGTACCGCCAGCCGTTGTATCGTAAACAGCCGCACCGCCGCCGCCAGCGTAGCCTGTGCTTGAGCCTGAAATTGATGAGCTTGAGCCGCTACCACCGTTACCGCCAAGCAAAGTCGTACCATTATCGCCAACAGCAGCAGAGCCCCCGCCCCCGCCGCCGCCATAATTCGGGCCTGATGGGTTGCCTGATCCGCCGGCATTTCCTTGGCCTGACGTTCCAGAACCCCCAGCCGCGCCGGTTCCACCAGTTGGCTGACCCCCGCCGCCGGAGCCGCCAGATGAGCCAGCAGTCGCAGTTACAGAAGTGGCACTACCTCCTCGACCACCGCCAGTAGAAGTAATAGAACCAAATACAGAATCAGAACCATTAGTACCAGAAGTGCCGCCTTCATGTTGCGGCCCACCACCGCCAATAGTTACAGTGTAATTTGATCCCGCTGAAACAGATAATGTTGACTCTCTATATCCACCCGCGCCTCCGCCACCCGCGCCGCCAACGCCACTAACGCCTCCGCCTCCAGAGCCGCCGCCAGCAACAACAAGATAACTTACTGATGATGGGGCAGCAGCGCCGCCTCTACTTAACAATAAATTTAAAACTCCACTCATTAGGTTAACCCCGATCCTGAAATGAGCCACGTTGTAGAAGTCATCTTAATTGCAGTTGCCATACCATACAGCGCTAATGTTCTACTTCCAGTAGTACCTGTTCCAGCCAAATACATTGTGTCACTTGTGATTGCAATCGTTACAGCTTGGCTAGTCATGTTAATAAACGTCAGCACAGTACCCAATGGATACGCTACGTTAGCATTACTATCAATAGTGAATGTTCGTGCGTTTGCATCTGTTGATGGGTGGAATATAACTTTTCCAGAGTCTGCCAGCACCGTTGTGTATGCAGCGGATTTGCTGCTAATAGGTACATTTCTAAACCCAACTGCATCAGTGCCATCAGCAGTACAGTTTGTTAATGTGCCTGATGATGGTGTACCCAATGCACCACTAGGTGCAACGTAGTCTGTACCAGCCGTAGCGGCAGACGCAACACCTGATGTAGCCTTAACCAAACCAGTTAGTGACGCACGTTTAATTAACTTGCCTGTTGTGCTGTTAAACAATGCCAACTCAGAATCAACAGAAGCAGATGGGCCAGATACGTCACCAGAGCCTGTATCACCTTTGGCTGCTAACACTAACCAGTAAGCAGTTTGTGTTGCTGGGTTTTGATTGGTGCTTGCTTGAATAGCCAAGTAACTTGAGCCACTTAAACTAACAACATCATTAACTGCATACGTTGAACCTGATCCCCACGCACCTCGCGGAGTGAATCCAACTGCAGCTGCAGCAGCCGATCCTTCATACACAGAATAGAAGCAGACAAGTGCTGAGCCAGTAGATGCAGCAGCTTGTATGTAGTCACCAGCATTTACATTAATTGGTTTTGGCCAAGTGTAGGTAGTGTTAGCTCCAACAGATATGCCAGTAGCCACAGTAGTAGTTGTGCCTAAACTCTGTATATAAATTTTCAGAGTAATAGTTACAGCACTGCCAGTATTGTTTGCAAACACCAGGCCATGCACTGATGCTTCAAGTGTAGATGGGCAGGTATAGATTGTGGTATCGCTTGTGCCAATCGCAATTGGCTTGCCTTTTAATGCCATGATTAACTCCCAAAAACCAAGGCCATCGCAACAGGATCTGGGATGGCAGAAACAGAGGCGGCAGTTGCCGGTGTAAAAGTAAGTGCATTTGTAACGTCAGTGCTGCTTAATGTAACTGCACCTGTTCGCGTATTAAAACTTGTGACTGCACCGCTAACAGAAAATGCAGCCTGGTCCCAACTAGATCCTGTCCAGATAAAAAGTAGATTAGATGTAGAGTTCCAATACAGCGCACCTGTTAGCAATGCATTGCCATCATTGTCTACAGATGGTGCGCTAGACTTAGCTCCAAGATATCGATCATCAAAACTATCGTAGCTTGCAGCCGCAGCAGTAGCAGATGCGCTGGCAGATGTTGCACTAGATGATGCAGATAGTGCGCTAATGCTTGCAGATGTAGCCGCAGACTGAGCAGTTAATGCGTTTGTACTTGCGCTTTGTACTGCACCAATGTTTGCAGATACGGTGGTAATGTCAGCACTAATAGGGCCAAGCGCAGCTAAGTCAGCAGTGCGTAATGCCAGCAATCCAATCTGGGTAGACTGACCTGCCACTGTGCTAATCTGTGTAGACTGACTTGCTACTGTAGTTATCTGTGGGCTGATAGCGCCAAGCGCGGCAATGTTTGCAGTCTGTCCAGCAACAGCATTTAAGTTTGTAGAACTAAGCGCAGCAACCTGTACAACCTGGGTGCTAATGCTTGATACATTTGTAATCTGTGTAGCAATGGGAGCAAGCACCGCCATATTGGCAGTGGCACCAGCAAGCGCTGTTAGCTGTGCAGAGTTTAATGAGGCCACAGTTACTACGCTAGGAGCAATATTTGCAACAGTAGTAATGTTTGCTGATATAGGAGCCAGAGTATTAATCTGTGCCGACTGTCCAGCAACTGTAGTTACCTTGGTGCTGATGCCAGCAACAGTAGTAACATCAGCAGCAATGTTCGCTACAACATCAACAGCAGTGGAAGTTGGACCAGGAGTAGGATTACCATCCACATCAAACGCAAGATACTTACCGGCTCTTGATGCCTTGCCAGGTAATGTCATGTTGATAGATGTTGGATCTGTCTGTGGTGCCTGGAGCGCACGCTGCAAACCTTCAGCATTTTGCTGAGCAAAGATTGTTTGCTGGTCTAGCTCATCATTAACTGTGTTGGCAAAGAAGTCACCGCCAGTAACAAAGTCTGTGGTGCGCTGAATGCTTCGGTTGCCAACGATAGCAATCTGAGTTGCACCAGTAGGTGTAGCAGTCAGCGTAACAAAACCAGTGCCATTACTATTGATAGTAACGGTGTAGTTTGTAGTTAGGGTGAGCAACGTGTTATCGCGATAGACAGCGATATCCGTAGCGGTCAGGATCTCAAACGTAAAGTTATATGGGCCAGTTCCACTAGCCGCATAAACTACACGCCTGGTCACATTGGATATGGGTACTCCCATGGTCAACCCTTCCTATAAAAATTATTGCTATTTTGCATAATTACCAAGGCGAGGCAAGCGGTTTTGAGCACGCTCAATTCGCTGTTCAATAGCGCCAGAGAATTTACTATTCATTAACAATTCATTCTGAGCTGCTTTGGTAAAGCTCTCATACACATCTTTTATGTTGTCCTGCTTTACGTTCAGATCATTGTCAACAAAACCTGGGCTAATGTATGTTGCCCATATTGCATCTTTTAACCTGTTGCCATTACTGTCTGTAATAGTGCCAAGTCTCTTCATCATAAATTCATACTCTTCAGGCTCCAGCTTTATGCTAACGCCACCAGCTCTCAGGTTTATGTCAGGCTTTTTAAGCGGTATCCCTAGATTAATAATTACTTTATCTGCTGGACGCTGCTTGCTTTCGCTAAAACGCACACCACTCATGCCGGCTAACCATGGGGATGATGGATCAACATCATTCATTTTCTCGCCAAGATAGTCATATTGCTGTGGCAGATCCTCGCTAAGAATAGGAGTTCTTGCTATAGACTTATTAAGGCCCTCATAGAAACCTTTGATGCCAGTATCCAGGCTAGGTGATGCTGATGTATTGCGTTTATCAGGATCAAACCCACGCTCAATCATAGCTCTAGAGCTTGAGAATATTCCTACCGGAGATCCTTCCACAGCATACTGCGCAGCACCTGATGCTATACCATCAATGGCACTTTTAAATGCAGCCTTTGGATTAGGTATGCTTTGAGAGAATGACCCAGCCAATGCACTGATACCCTGCAAGAATGGCATCTGGCCAACGTAGTTGTACAGTCCCCAGCCAGCACCCAACAAAACCTGCGCAGATGCGTCCTCGTCATCTTCATACCTGGCATATTCAACGGCATCAGCAACCATGGCCAATGGCCCACCAATAGGCTCAATGCCTCTGAATGGAACATATAATTTACCATCTTGTCCAATTGATGGATCAATACGCATTGCCTTTAAATCGCTAACAAATTCCTGATCCCATTCGCCATTTTGGAATACAAATGAATAAGGCTTCCAGCCACTGGCCAGGTATTCATTTCTCAGATTTGTATTGCCCGGGCCACCGCCTGTGATCCTGCCATCAGCAACGTAGCTGCCGGCACCAATCATAATCATGCTGCCGATACCCATCTTTGCTATGGCTAGTTCACGCTTAGCACCACCAGCAAGAACATCTGATTGCCATTGTTTAGATGCAAATGCAAATGGACTATGCTGCATAGATTCTGATGCAACCCATACAGGAGTTTTAACGAATGGCATAATGATGCGGCCAATTAAATGATCCTGTGCCAGCTTTTGAAACTGAGCAGAACCGCCAGTTAGCTTACGACTAAACGTAATCATCTGAGAAAAATCAGTAGCTGCCTCATCTATTTCTTTTGGAGGATCGCCAAGAATTTCACCCATCTTTGCCAGGCCAATTTTATCTGCCTCATCAGCTGTCTTACCACCTTCTATTGCAGCTTTTTTAGCTTGCTGACTAGATCTAAATGCTTGTGCATATAGCTCTGCTCTGTAACCCATGGTTTTGAACATCTCATCCATGGCCATAATTGGCCGGCCACCAAGCAGAGTTACAAAATTAGCATAAGCATTAATGCCTTTTACTAAAGTTTCATTCTCAAACCCATAGTTTCTAGCATCAAATATTTGATTCTGTCCTTCCAGTTTTTTGCCGGCATCGCTCATGATATCCATGCCTTCGCGCATTTCCCTGGTAGTGCCTGTCTTTAATGCTTCCCAACTTAATCCAAAACCTTCTCTAAAAGAATGCACAATGCCGGCCAGCATAGCTGCAGATTCTCCCAACTCAATATCAGCTGTTAAACCAATAGCTCCTTTTGCTGTACCTATACCCTCAGCAGCTGCTCTTGTAGCGACAGAGCTGGCAAGAAACGTCACGTTACTGGATAGGTTAGTTATGTGTGTACCTAATGCGGATAACAGTCCATTCTTATATGTTCTGTCCCATAGATCTGGAATGATGCCCCACTTAGATACCTTGTTAATCAATCCTTCTTTGGCTGCGTCATCACTTAGCGTGACAAACTTATCCACAAGTATCTTTAGGTTTTCAGGTATCTGAGGATCAGCAAGCATTGCTTTCATCTCAGCATCATTAACGCCAGGTATCTTTACGTTTTTACCGTTAAGGATATCTTGAGCCATGGCCGGACTAACATCAATCCTGCCGGCTGCGGTAGCCTGGGCTCCAGCTGTACGCATACCAATATAGGTATCTAATATGGAATTATGGATACTCAAAGATCTAAGCAATTGCGCTTGATTCTCTGGTGTTAATCCTTTGGTATAGGCATCAATTGCCAGCTGCTCAAAGTCTTTAGCATTCTTAGCAAGAGCAAGCCTAGACCTAACAACATCAGTAGGCATCTCAGCATATTGCTGCTTCATTGACTCAAGATCTGCCAATACATCTCGGCTAAAACCTTTAGCTTTAGCATCAGCAATCAGCTCTTCAAAGGTAACCTTTTCTACTCGCACGCCACTTGATTGAGCCAGAGAATCAACCACCTGCTTAAAATCTTCTGGGCCATCAATACGGTCAATATTAACCAACGGTTTTGGCACAGCTGTGCCTGGTACCGGTGGTGCAGCCGTTAATGTTTGCTCGATGTTCTCAAGCTGGCCAGGCAATTGCTGGAGCTCGGTTGCAGTCTTTGGCTGCGCTTTAACCTTTGGCTTAGCAACAGGAGCAGCAGCAGGAATAGGCGCTACTGGTGGAGCACCAACAACGCCAGGAGGCGTAGCATTAGGTATTGATGGACTAGCAGAGTTAAGCGCTTTGGCAGCTCTTGCATCTTGCCCAGCTTTGTATGCTTTACCACCCTTGGTAAGCATTTCAGTTATTGCATTTATGGGGCCAGCAACCTGAATGGTTTCATTATTACCAACATCTGTCGGCTCAATGCCTGGCACAACACTATCTGGTGCAGTCTCACCCAGCATTAGATCCAAGCGGTTTTCAAGGGATGCTTTAAGTGTCATTATTCAGCTCCTGGTATTGGAGACTGACTTCCCCCAATTATGCTTGTGCTATTTCCTTTGGTAGGCTTGACTCGTCCAGATCCGCTGGAGCTCCCTCTGGGTATGCTAGACCCAGATAATTCTCCCTGGTTATTGGCAGGTTGAATTTCTTGAGGAGATTGAGAACGTAATCCGGCTCGCTCCCACTCTGGGGGATTGATTCCACCTGCGGCTGTAAAGACTTCATTTCTTGCCTCGTCTAATGAGAGTTTTCCCTTCCGATATTGTAACCAGATATTGTCAATGGCTTCAGAATTTTTTGCAGTTTTAAATGTATCTGGGAATAGACCTCTTACTGCCTCCCAAGTAATTGATTGCATTTGTCTTGGCAATACGCCACGTTCCTCTGCAGCTCGTCGGTATGCTTCAGCATATAAACCATAGGTACCTTGTACGCCAGTAACTGAACTATTAGCAGGGCCACCTTCTCCTTTAACGCCAGATCCAAAATTATGTAATACCTCTCTACTATTGCCTGATAACGGTCTTAACAAACCGGCAGCAACAGCATGAGTATCAATTGTGACATTACCAGATGGATCATATGGTGCATAAATGTTGCTGTAAAAACTACGCACTTTATGCTGGCCACCAAGATTAGCACTAATATTTGCTTTGCTTGGATCTTGCAAAATAACTACTGCTTTACCTATTTCATTTAATGAGCCCCAACCTGTTTTGTATGGCACACCTTTATCTGTCAAACGCACACCAGCAAAGTCTCCCTCTGGAGTAACTATCTGATGTTCACGTGGTATATGTGCCTGATCATAGGTGCGCAGCCACATTGCCTTTAAACCAGGATCATCAATTTCTTGAAGTGTTTTTCCTTTAATGGCCTCAAGCATTGGAGCATATTTTTCTTTAGCCCAAATTTCTGTAGCCTTCTGGCTCATTGCATCATCCCACTTGTATCCTTGCTTTTGCGTCATAACATCTAACACGCGCTGGCCAAGAGATACATTCATAAACCAATCCTTTTGCGGAGATAAAACCGCAAGCACACCAGCTAATGCCTGGTCTGGCTGGTTATATTCTTTACCCCAACGATCAACTATATTTCTAGCACCGTCATACCAAAGCATGCTTCTTGCTCTAGTATCTTCTGGCACTTTGTCATAAAGATAAAGCAGATTGTTTTTAACTTCATTAATAAAATCATCTGCTTGTTTATCTGGAGTTCTTGATTTAGATTTAAAGTTTGGATACTGCTGCACCAAACTCATATTATGTTTAAATGCTTCAGGATCTCTTTTCGCAGAATCAAGATCAATTATTAAGTTTTGATCTAATGGATTCTCAGTAGCTTTTACGGCTGTAGGTAGCCTGGTACTAATAATATCAGGGCCAACATTTTTTATGCTCATGCCAATAGGCATTCCTTTAGTTGCTTGCAATCCATACTTTAATCCAGCAGTTCCAGCTTCTATAGCTCCAGGTAGAGGAGCAAACTCGCCAAATGTTTCTCCAACATTAGCGGTTGCCTGTCTACTCTTTTGGTCAGCAACTCCAGCTGGTATTGTTGGTGGCAAAGCAGGTACATTAATATCTGTACCAGGAATTCTGAATCCTTCTTTCTTTACTTGCTCAGTAGTGGCCATCTTTGTTTTTTGCTCTACGCCTTTTAGAAAAGCATCGATTCTTCCTTGATCTTCTGGGCGATTAAATACAGATGCAAAACCATTGTAGAGCTGCTCAAGATCTCCACCTAGACCAAGAGTCTGAGCTGTGGCACCACGCGCAAATCCAGCAAACAAATCTGCTAATCCAGTTAATGGTTTCTCCAAACCACCGGCTGCAGCAGATTGCTGCTTAGTAACACCACCACGCCCAAAACGTGGGCCGGCATCAGTCATTGTTGATGATGGGCCAGCAGCCAACTGCATACCTTCCAGGCTTGGCTCTTCTTGATCTATAGGCAGATAGTTAACATCAAGGTAATGATTGACGATTGCATCCTCTAATTTTGAGTAAGCCATTATTTAATACCTTTTAGTATGTTTTGTTTCTTTTTCAAGATATCAACATCAGCATCTTTTAATTTATATTTTGTTTTTAAATCATCAATATTTGTTGATTCATCAATAACTGTACCAGTAGGTAATCTTTTAGACTGAATAAGATCTGAAGTTATTCCTTCAATTGATTTTCTAGCAGCATTCTTTGTTACATCAGCTTTATCAATTTGCTCGTATTTTTCTTTGGCCATTAATGCCAATTGATTATATGGAATCTCAATTCCAGGACTAGTTTTCCTAAACTCTTTAATATTGTTTTCGTAATAAGAAACAATAGTTAATTCTTTATTAATTTTTGCCTCATCATCTTTTGTGGCAAATGAACTAACAACATCTGGAGTTCCAGCAAATCTGCGAATCAAACGTCTAGCATCAGTATCATCTTTTTTAACGCCATCTAATAAACGGCTGTTTAACCTGGCAAACTGAGTGCCACTCATACCAGTACGCTGAGCTGCTTTTTTTAGCTGGTTAACATCTGTAATATCGCCAAATACAATTCGTGATTCCAAATCTGCATATGCATATGGATCACCTTCTTTAGTTTCTGGTTTTAAAAAATGCTCAATCTGCTCAATAGATAAAACACCCATCTTTGTTAACTCAACAGCTATTTGACGTTTTTGTTGAGCAGATGTTTTAGGATCATGATATGTCAACAGCATATTGTTTGCTGTTTTATGATCCGCATCTTTTTGCTCTTTATCTTTATCTTGCTGATCTTGTCTACGATAAGAAACAAGAGTATTAAATTCCTTGTTTATATCTTCAATAGCTTTTGAGTCTAACTGTAAATTTTGCAATACAGGACTAAGTTTGCCAAGATTGCCGGCAAGAATGTCTGATCTTGTTTTTGCAACATCACGCATGTAATCTTCTTTACGTAATTCTTGTTTGATTACATTTATTTGCGCATCACGAAAATCTTTTTGAAAATCATTGATGTACTTATTTGACATTTCAAGGCCAATGCCTTTTGTAAAAGCAGCCTGTCTTAATCTACCTAATGATGCTTCACCAATTATTGCTAACTCTGCAGGATTGTTTTTTGCATGGTTTTGCAATAATGTTATTTCATTATTATAAAAAGAGTCGAATTCTGTTTCTCTTACGCGCTTATTAAATTTTGATTCCGCTTCTAACGCTGACCTATAAACAGAGTTACCATGAGCTGCCATGGTTGCATTAAAACGAATAGCTGCAGCTGGATCTATTTCTGCCAGCACTTCACTATTTGCTTTAGTAAACGTATTTATTTTTTCAATTATATTTTTAGATGATGCAGTAGGATTACCCTGCTGAATATCATCCAACATTTTTACTAGCTCAGCAGTGCCTTGCTGCTCAAACAAGTTTGATAGTTGAGCACTTCTGGCTTTCATTACTGCTTCATTAAACTTACTTGGCAAAATGCTTGCTGCATTTTTTTGCACCTTGCCATCTTTAATGCTTACTCCACCACCAATATTTAAATCTATGCCACCCTGCGAATCAATTAACTGTTCTTGAGTAATTGGGTTTTCTGCTGCGTATTTAAGACCTTCTTCTGCGCGTAATTTACCTGCATACTCAAATAATCCAGAGCTCATTCTATCTAGGATTTGAGCCATAACATGGCCAGATTCAGCTTCAACGCGACCAGCAAAATACTGCACAGGCCGAGGCTCTACCTGACGCATAGGAACACCGCCAGGTTGACGTAGCTGTATATTTCCCGGATCTAATCTAGTGGCCATATTCAATTACCTTATTTAGTTTTTGGTGGTGCAGCTTTAGGAGCTGTTTCGCCATAAACAGTAGTGCCAAAATTAATAGCAGCAGAGCCAAGCGTATAATTGCTCATCAATCCACCAGTGCGTTTAGATGCAGCTGCTGCCTGTTCGTATTGGCCAGCTTGTGCTGTAGCAGAATACTTATTAAGTATATTTTGAACAGCAGTAGATTCAAGCATTGCACTGGCATCCTCAAATCCTAATACCCTTGCAGCTAATGCATTCAAATCTGCAACACCAACATCCATCATTGTTGCTCTTGTGTTTTGTTGCTGAATAGCAAGCGCACTTCCACCGCCATAATCAATACCATTAGCTGCAGCTCTAGCACGCACAGCAGCATTTGATTCACGCTCTCTACGCAACAATGTATTGCCAGCTATCTTCCAATTCATTTCCTCTGTCTTTGCTTTTTGCAAAAGACGTCCAGCCTGGATAGCTCCATACTCAGCATCAAGATCTGCGCGAACATTAGCAACCTCAAGCGAATTTCTGGCTTGCAAAAGAAAACTAGTTTGTTGGCTAATTGCCTCTGCTTGTCTAGCCTGACTAGCGCCATACGCTGTTATCAGGCCAGCACCAGCAGTTAACATTCCTGGAGTCATTGCCATATCAAGTTCCTGAATTTACTGCGACTCGGTAATCAAGACCAAGCAATGTCATTTTTAGTGGCAGGTTTTGAGATACCTCAATTGCTTGTTCTCGGCTATATCCAAGTACACCATTAACCCTTTTAATGCCTGTATATGTAGGCTCGGCAGCATCAAGCATTGGATTATCAAATAACCTAAATGCTATCGGCTGAGAATTAATAATCATATGTTGCGTATCTTTTAAAACAGCACTGATTTCTACAATGCGCTTTTTAAAAGATAACCTAGTACCAGTTTGCAACTTAATGTCTACCGGCATTGTTTTAATGTAGACGGTCATTGGCAAACCAACTTCATAGCTGGTTGTGCTTGATCTATCAAAAGTAACTGAACCACCACCGCTTACAGTTTCATTTGATTGAGGTATGCCATCAGTAATTACATTAAGAGCCTTACCAATATGTGGTAAGCCTGTAGCACTAGCAGCAGCACCACCAGTAAAAGAGCAATCTGTAAAGACATCGTAACTAAATAACTCGACAAAATATCTATCGACTAAATTAAACCTTCTTTTTGTAACTGTATATATGGACGTAATATCAACACCAACATCAATAAAACTACCGTCAGTAGTAAACTCAGATGGCGCTGTAATCTGCTGAGATCTCATGATTGAAAACGCAGCCATACTTCCATCGGTATCATTTGTCATCAAAAGCAAATCAGCTTCTTCTGTGCTGGATGCTCTACGTAATGCAATGCGCTGTGGAGACTTCAGCAAATGACCAGACATTAATGAGATACGTTGCGTGATATATGTCAGTTGAGAATCAGAGAACACAAACTCGTTTAATGATTTACCTTGGCGCTGAATGTATACAGTACCAGTATCAACAGACTGCACCCTAGTTCCAGGCTTAACACCATTTCTTGATACGTTTTTAAAAATAAACGTCAATGGAGTTATTGGATCAGTAGCATTTTGCGGCACATAGAATTCACCACCAGTGCTAAATACCTGGAAATCTCTGGCACTTAAAATATCAGTAATTACGTTAAGTTCGTTAGTATCTAGCGTGGCTTCAACTGAGTCATCATCAAGAGATTCTGTTGGAACAAAATCAAAAAACAAACCAATCTTGCTTCCCCATATTGTTGATGGTCTAGACTTAGAACCACCAAAATATAATCTGCCTTCGTGGAAACTTACAGATCTTGGCCAGCCTTTAGTGCTTGACCACACATCCTCATAACCACTTTCTTTTTCCCAATTACCATTAGCAATAGCTGTTGTATTAAAGAATGGATATTCAGTAATTACGTTCACAACAGTTGAGCTAACATATTGAATAATCTTTGCTCTTCCTTGTGGCGTTGCATTAATGTATTGATTAACGTCACCTGCGCTAAATACTCCAGATGATGCAGTCAACGTGATGTTCCCAGATACAGCGCTTGGAGTAAGCGTGCCAGCCGGGTTTGTATAAGTAATAGTGAATGCATACTTCGGTATGCTATCAAACGTAATTGTTGTGGCTGTCCAGCTAGCATCAGTAGCACCGCGCACAATCTTTACTGGCTGCAGATCTGGATGGACCACAATCAATGTATCTGCGGATTGCGTCCAGCACATATCATCAACCATATCTGATGTAATGCTAGTGGTCAGGTAATTATTGGCACCAGCATTAATAGCAGTTATCACAGCGCCATTTTTAATAACGTACATGCGCTGGTGCGTAAAGCACAGCATATAGCTATCAGTAACTGAAAACTGGAATGGCACCAAACGCACGCCATTGCCGGCACTCGGTGTGCTGCTATTAGGGAGCTCCAAGATATGCTTGGTGCCTGGTCTACGCCTTAACCCGCCTTGTGGCTGGATTAGCACATTAGTGGCTTTAGCTAGTGCGTTATTGTATTGATCGAGCTCTATCCTGGATCGCAGCAAAGGATCCAATTCGCCTGTACTAAAGTTAGACTGAATGTCAACAAAGCGTGGCATTAGTTCCTCACTGCAATTAAGCTGAAATCCTCAATGATTCTTATTGGGTTACTCTGGCCATCTACCTGCATGCACTGCCTAAAATAACCACCTCGGCCATTCTCAGATGGATCACCCAGCGCAACATTACGCCACTTAGTAGACTTTTCTTGTTGCTCGGTAATTGATTCTGCTACATGCCAGGCAACCATGTATTTCAACAGTTGCACAAAGTATTGTGGCATTGCATATTCTGCAACGCTATATTGATAGTCAATATAAACGCTGGTCAGATTTGTCAGCATTTGATCGCCCTGGATCTCCCAATCTTTTTGCACTGGAGCGCCAACGGATGCCGAGTTATATACGGCTCTAGGACCAGCAATGCGGTCACCAGGCAACTGGTATGCATACTTCCAAACGCTACCAGGTGCAGTCACCAGCTGAGCCAGCTGGATCTTTTTCATGTTGAATGACCATGGATACATGACTAATGTACTGTCCCTAATATTTGGATAGAGTCGATCACAGATCGAGCTCTCGTCAGTACCATCATTAAATGATGTAATTGCCTTGGCTCCAATCATTAGGAGCGCATCAGCACAAATACGAATACCAGTATCGCCAGCTGCCATATCAAACCTTTAATGTGATAAAGGGCCGGCTTCGGAAAACCGAGGCCAGCCCCAAGCTACATTGCCTACTATTAACGGCTGTCGGTAGCAGTGACGGTCAGACCGTCAACAACGTCAACAACAGTACCTGTGTTTGAGTTTACCCAAACAGCAGTCATAGCAGGAGTACCGCCTGTGCTGGTATAGCAGAAAATAATATCGCCGACCTTTAAGATCGATGCAATAGTATTAAAATAACCCTCAGTGTTCACAGTAGCAATAGCATCAGTTGTGCTATAGGTGTGAATTGATGGTGCATTACCAGCTTTGTTAGCTGATGCGGTATTAAAACCGGTTGAAGAATATGCCATGTTAACCCCCTAGATTAAGACTCGCGGCAGGTAATCGAAACGATACCTTCCGCATCAATGGTGATGGCACCGGCTGAGAATACCTCGTTAACCAACCAGCTGGTTTTCTCGGCAATGTAGTTAATCTCAGTACGCATGCCGATACCTTCAGCATAGCCAAGAGCATCGCGGTGGAAAGCAAAGCATGTACGATCCAACGAACCGTCAATAGCTAAACCACCTTCAGCACGATCACCCAGGATATGGAATTGGAAACCCATATAGGTATTCAATTCACCCTGAACCAGAGCCTTAACTGTGTTGAAGTCTGACGATGTAACAGTAGACTCAGACAACAGGTTAGACAGGCCATTAGCGTGGATGATGATGTGGCGGTTATCTGGTGGTACATTGTTTTTGTCCATCAGACGCTTAGCTTCACGCAATTTAGCAATGTTCATGTTGCTGTCGGTAGCGCCAATGTCGTTCGAAACTGTAAGCGATGTGCCAGATGCTGCAAGTGCGTCCAGAATCAATTGATCTTGGCGGCGGCCCATAGCAGATGCAACCACTTTAACCAGCTCAGAACGCTCGTCGAAATTGACTTTAGCCTGGCTGAAAATGTCTGAATATTCAGCTGCATTCCAATCCTGCAGAGTACAGGTAACGGAACTAAAGCCAACATTCAAAGGTGTTACGTCAGTTTGAGCTACACGCAAAGTTGCGGCACCCTTACCAACTTTAGGGAATTTTACTGTTGAGCCCTCGACCCCACGGCGTTGACGCACTGCTGGAACTAAAACAGCTGATGCTTGATAAGCCTGTTTTACTTCAGCGTCAAACAGGGTTACAAAGGCGTTTGATAAAGAAACGGCCATTTTGATACTCCTAGTTTATTGACAAAAGATTATTTGTCGCGCCGGTATGCCAGTGATTCTGGGCCGATTACTTGTTGATTACGTCAACCAAACGTCTGATGCCACAGCGGTCAGGGTTCAACAGATATCTATTGAATAAGCCTGATAGCTTTTTACTCTTGTTCTTTTTAAAATGCAAGCCAAAAAAAACCCCGCCGTAGCGGGGCATCTGCGAGGAGGAGCAGATTATCCGAAAGCCTGGTGAAATAAGCGCTCAACCTTTTGGCGGTATGCCGGATCTGTTTGGTACTTAGGATCTCCAACCATTGCCTGGAGCTCTTCTTTGCTAGGCATGCCGGTAGTTGGTACAGATTGAATTGGCACGCGACCTTCATACGTTTCACGCACCTTCATTAGAGCTCGTAGGCCGGTAGCAGTACCGCCCATAATCTTGAACTCCTCGAATTCATCTGGTGACCAGATACCCTTCTTAACCAAACCCCTGCCCCAATCAACCATATCTTTAATCATAGCTTGGCCATTTGGTCCTAGCTTTTCCATCTCAACTTTAGGATCCACCATATCTGCTGACATAACGGATTCTGCTGTGGATCGCAGCTTAGACGCTAGATCATCAAACTGAGCCTGGCTTAATCCATTTTCTGCAGCCCAACCAACTAAGCTGGCAGCCATTGGATTTTCATCAACTGTTTGAGATCCAAATGCAGTTACATCATATTTGCCATCAGCTGGAGCGTTATGCTGACCTTTAGATATCTTGCCTCTTAGATCTTTCCAGCTTTTGGCCATACCTTCAAGATCTGGCTCGTTACTGTCTTTTTTCCAGAAATTCTCTGGCCACCAATCTGGGCGCTCAAGCGGATCATCCGGGCTTGCTGATACGTCAGTTGGATTAGATCTATGTTCTATTTCTGTGTGTTGCGGATTTGATGCTGTTTCTTCGTGCGCTGAAACATTGTCTAATAGGCCAGTGCTGCCACTGGGTTCGACGTTGGTTTCTGTGTTCATGGGTTCCTTGCTCGGTAGATGCGTGCCTCAATTTCACGAATAATGCTGTTCTGTCCCTCTCGATAGAAAGCATAATCGGCTGGAGAGCCAGGCACAGCAACAGGCTGCTCCAAAATTGTATCTCTCATGTACTTCATTAACTTGGCACCGTCCTCTGTATTAAAAACTCTTAGGTATAAACGGTCAGTATCTTTACGGTGCTGGTCTACATTGCGTATATCTTTAGCCTGGCCAATGGCCTCTAGTTCATCCCAGCTCATTTAGGATACCCAAGTGGTTTATCATTCTTGTCTGCAAACGGTGAACGACCTTGTTTGATCCTGGCAGCCGCATGATCCACAGCTTTTTGCACTATACCTGGTGGCATCTTGTCCATAAATGTCTTTGATGCAGGATCGTTATTTAATAAGTAATTAAACTCCTGCTTGGTTAAGTTTGGCACTATTAATGGGATCTCTGTTTCTTTCCCATTTAACCCAACACCAATACTTATCTCTGTCATGACGTTACCATCAGGGCGCTTAATCTCACCAAAAAATCCAGTTCCTTTGGGAGTGCCATCAGCTCTATTCCCATAATCCATTACATACCCTCCGGCGCTGGCAATGCCTGTTGTGCTGGCTGTCCTTGCTGCTGTTGTTGCTGCATCATTTGCACTTGAGCCATAGCTGCCATTTGTTGTTGGTTTCTGGCCTCTTCCATCATTACAGCACGCTCAGCTCGATTGTTTCTAACCGACATTGGCACACCCATTTTGTCACCCAGATAGTCAACCAGCGCATCCATCTTCAATGCAATCTGGCCATCTGGTCCTAGATTCTGCATGAGCTGAGCATAATTTAATATGGCACCAATCTCTTCCTGGTTCTGAGCCTGGGCAAGCGGAGCCACCGGCACCACCTTAACTTCAAGCCCATTGACGCGCAGTGGCATATCGATTAAGCCACGCTCGTCCATGACTTCCAAGATCTTCGCTGTTAGCGGAATCATGGTTTCGTTAATCAAGCGGCCAAACGCAGATCCAAGATTCTGAGCCAGCTCCTTCATGCGCTCAACAATTTCAGTTGCAGAGCGTGCGCTCATGTTCTCAGGTGGCAAAGACTCGTCTAACAGTATCCGCTTAATGTTCGTGCGTAAATCGTTAATCACTAGCTGCGATACATTGAAATCACCAGAACGTGGCAATGCCTGGAGAGCTGGACCTTGTGGCCCACCGTTTCGCGCAACCGGGATAATCGCACCAGGCACCAATTTAACTGTATTAGGATTTAATACACCATCATCAGCTGCTGTATACACACCACTAACGGCCATGCTGGCATTCTTTAGTAAGAGCTCAATTGTTTTGTTTAATGTCTTAATGTCTGGCAATGCTGTCATCAGTGGGCCGCGACCATAGATCTCGCCGGCCACCTTCATGTATCGGCTAATTACCCATGGGCTCGACTTGCGGCGGCGGTAAACCAGCTCAGCTTTAGATACCTTGTCAATTACGTGATAACAGTAGTCACCTCGGCCATGGTCATAGATTGTGGCCTCCAGCATTTCGATATCATCAGTAGGCTTTTGGTCAATCCTGCGCTGCATCTCGTCAGGTATATTGGCATCTGGCCACTGACGAATAATGCTTTCACCTTTCATGCGGATCTTGCGATACACATTATCTACCTGGCCATTAGCGCCTTCTTCATAGCTGACCAGGAATAGTGGCACAGGTATAAAGTTAATTGGGTTAACCGAATCGCCAGGCTGCACCATCATGCACGCAGTACCAACAGACAGATCCAGCAAAAACTCACCCATAGCAATATCAAAATTTGATTGCTTTAGGACGGTAAACATTTTGTCGCAATAGGCTTCAAAGATATTCCTAGCCATTTGCTGCTTTTCAAGTGGAATATCTGAGCCTGGCTCAAGCGTTGCCCACTTGCGTTGCGGTGGGAATATTACTGATTGCAAACGATTTGCAAATCTCTGTGTACTATTGATTGCAGTGGAATCAAATACACGCTGCATCTTTTTGCTGCCAACAGAACCGCCATCCCACACACCGTACAATTGACGTTGTGGAAGAGCAAACTCATACGCATCTTGATACAACTGCTGAAACTCATCTTTCTTTGTTTGAGCAGCTGCCTGACGTTTAATAATTTGTTCTGGTGTTAAGCGAGTACCACCAGGAGCAGATTTATCGTATTCCATTATTCATACCATTCTAATTGTAAGGATGCTGCGTGAGCTGTTCCATTTACATTTGTAAGCCTAAACAAATAATTTGTTAATGGCTTTAATACGTATTCCAATGATCCTGCAGCGCCACCACTAGATTTTTTACCACTACCACCTGGTAATATTTGCGCATCAAGTTGAGTACCTAATGATGTTACTGTTGGGTTAATAATCATCGCAACTTGGCTGCTAGTCGTATAATTGCGATTCCTATTGATAGGAGTAAAATACGTGCCTCCAGTAGCAGACGTTCCTTCATATATATAAAGCTCCGCATCTCCGAGACATAAAGCATCAATAGTTACGTGTGGCGATACTCCAGATGCTGATGCAAGGACAATATCTATACTTGCTCCAGCTCCCAATGGTGCTGAATCTGGTGATATCTTATAAGCAAACCAAGCTCTTCCATCATGGTTTCGTTGATGATTTACATCAACAGAAATCATTGGCGCATCAGCGCCAGCAACAACATAACTGCCAGAATTGTTTTTCTGTGCAACAGTTACAAATCGTGATTTAACATCACCAGATTCTAGATTGGCATAAGTTAACGCCATCAATCATCCTCTTCTTCAATGCCACCCATTGCAACCAGTGCTGCAGTTATAGGACCACCTGGCTCCCAGGTATCGCACGTTCTGCTAGCGGTGCAAGGTATATCCCACTCATCGCAATATCCACCTGCATCACCAGTATCAACCCATTCTGGATCAACCTCTGGTGGTGTGACCTGCTCATACTTTTTCATGCAGTCATCAATGAATTTTGTTTTCCAATAGTGGCCACAGTTTGAGCACAACATTTCTCTAGCTGCACGCTCACTAACATTCCACTTGGTAGACTTAATTATCCAGTAGATTGTTTCTGGTGCTCGCGGATTTGCTGGTCCTAGATTAGCCTTAGTAATACATATGCGATGATTTTTAATGCTCATCTCTTTGTCCATCAATACTTCAGGACATTTTATATCTGATGATTGGCTAATGGCCTCATCTGCCAGCATGGTTCGTTCTGATCTCGCCATTACATTGACTCTTTTTTCTGCTTGATGCCAGCCTCAGACATAGCAATTGCTATTGCCTGGTCATGAGATTTAACTTTGTCACCGCTTGAACTTTTAAGTTTGCCGGCTTTGTATTCGCGCATTACTTTGGCAACCTTTGCTTTCATTTTATCTGACTGTTCCATTATTCCCCCTGCAACATTGGTCTAGTTGATCCACGCCTAGCGGCTCCCAGCCTGGCTGACTTACGTTCTGCTAATTCACGTTGATATGTTGTCTGCAGTTCTTGTCTTTTTTGTGTAAATGGTTCTTCATTAAACGAATCTATTTTTGGTGCCGTTGGAGCTGTTGGTGCTGATGGCGCTTTTTCTGTAAATGTTGGTACTGGATTATCTTTGTACAAATCATAGAATCTATCCTTAGTACCTTTTGGTGCAACCTCATAAGAATACCCAGATGGTAAATTTTTGGTACTTATTTTTTGCCCATCAATATTCCATATTTGTTCAGCTGTGCCTTTTTGAAGATCTGCTTTCAAAGTAAATGGAGCATCAACTTTTGTCTTTCCTTGAAAATTAGTTAATGACTCATTAAATTGTTTTAGCTTTTCTTCATATGCAGACTTAGCACTTTCGTATGCTGGATTATCAACTTCTTGATATTGCTTCATTGCTTGTTCAAATGGTGCCAATTGTTCTGCTGCACTTTTTTGATATCCAGCATAAGCAGTCTCATACTCACCAGTTAAACCTGTTGATTGACTTTGATATTGTTTAGCAAGTCTTTGGATATCAGACGTTTTGCGTCTGGCAAACATTGTCTGCTGATATTTTGAGGTAGTAGATGCCATAGTTATACCATCATCCCTGTGCCGAGTTGACCTGCGGTAATACCGAGTTCTGGATTTATACGTTCTTGTGAAAGCAATGATCTACGGCCACCGCGAGTTCTGGCCTTTAATGCAGACGCTTCTTGCATTGCAGACTTGCGGCGCTCTTCATCTGCTGCAGCTTGCACTTCTCTAGCTTTGCTTTCCATAGAAAGTTTGTTTTCAGCGTATTGCGCTTGTGATGCCGCAAACTGTTCTTTAGCCAGGTTAGCTTGTTGTTGCAATGATGCCGATTGTTTTGAAAACTCAGCAGTTTGTTTTGCAACTTCACCACGCATAGCGGCTGCTTGTATTTCTTGAGCGGCCAATGCTTTCTTTTGCTGTCGTTCAGCTTCAGATCTTGCAGCTCTAGCTTCACTTGCCGTATAAAGACCTGTTCCAACTATGGCCGCTGCAACAAAAAATGGCATGTTAATTCTCCCTTATCAAAACATCATCAACTTTGTCTGGATTATCTTCATCAGTTGAGTGTATGCAAAACCAAACAGAATCTTCTTGAGCAGTAATTTTGTGTTCTTGGCCGGCTTTGATCGTAATGCAAAATGGAGCGACATAATCTGTCTTTGCTTCTCCAATTTCTACAGTTACAAAACCAGATGCCAAAATGCTTAAATGATCGTAATCGTGGGTATGCTTTACAACGTACATACCTCTAGGAATATTCATTTGCTTGGCATATAGGTTATGACCAAAATGATGCCAAATATTTACTTCTGAATTGTCCATGCGTGGATTCTATTGGGTTTTGTGGGAATTGCAATGGTGCGATATCTCATGAAAATACATCAAAATCCATCTTGGCCACTACCTGCTGGCTAGGCGCACGCCCTGGTTGGTTGGATTGCCTGGTTAGCCGGTTGTATTCACCGCCACCCAGCAACAGATATCCGAATGCGTCACCTACGTGGGAGTGCTCATTCTTATTCGGTGCGTCCCTAAATCGTTCGTGGCCGGCACCGACCGCAACCCGCTTAAAGTGATAGCCACCAGCCAGTGATTTGCGTAGCAGCTTGCAACGTCTGGCCACAATTAGACCAGGCTTGCCTTCAATTAGTCGTTGCATAGGCATAGCAGCTGACTCTCGTCGCACTTTAAAATCATTGCTGGGTGCCGGCTGAGCTCGCAACCCAAGTGTGCGCAAGTAATCAAAGCTGGTGACCTCATAGATCTGATCTCTGGCCATACCCGCGGGATCTCCCCAGGGCAGTACTTGGTAGCCAGGGTATTTGGAATTAAGATCTGCTAGCAAGTGCTGACCAAAACGCTCCAAACCCATATCCTCGGTGACTATCTCATCTAGGATCTGCCACCTGCCATTGGCCAAACGCTGACCGATAACGGCTGCAGGAGTTAAACCAAAGTCTAATCCGACCTGTATTGCCTGAGTTGGATCCGGTTCTGGATCCCCGACCATCAGATTATCGTCATACTCAGGCCAAACTGGCCGGCCTTCTTGGACGTAGGTATACAACCCACCTGCGTAACAGCGGATCCAATCAGCGTTTTTACCGAGTAGCATCTGCTGGTAATAGCCGGCTGGTAGGTTCCCGACATTCTCCGCTTTGTTGTTAATTTTCCACCACTTGCCGCCAGCGAATATATGGTCATTGGCTTCTGGGTAATCTGGTAGTTCGGCACCTGAGACTTCGACCATTCCTCCCGGTTGCTTGAAAAATTGCCACGCATACTTGCCCGACATTTTCTCTTTTTCTGCCAGCTTAAACCACCAGTGGTCATCGTCCATAGGATTAGTATCCATCCAAATGCCATGCCAAGTAGCGCCGCCATCACGCTTAGTGGGATAGCGGCCAACACGATGAGTAAGCCCATCAATAACTGCTTTTGGAAGTTCTCTGGCTTCATTTACCCAGGCTCCTGTCAGTTCAAGTGAAAGTAATTTGCGCACATCTTTGGGTTGATCTAACGCCAGGAATATGATTTCGCAATCAATACCGGCTGCGTCACCTCTTGATGGTAAGCGGATATGATGGGTAATAGGTGGAGTCCAGAGCAGTGGCCCAAACGTATTCTCTGGGAATAGATCTGTCCAGGTTTTGATGGTGGTGGTCTTTAGCATTGGGTAGCTATTACGCACAATGGCAAACCTGGTGTACCTGATACCATCAATTGGGCTAGGTTTTTGTTGTACGGCACGCATCATAATCTCAGCTGCGCACGCATAGCTCTTACCGGATCCAACTGGCCCCATTAATCCACGTACAAAATTATTAGACTGCAGAAACTTCCAGACCACTGGACTAGTGGAGAAGTCTAGATTTAGACCAGTGGTTTCTTTGCTGCCGGTTTCTTTAGTTTTCACTTAATCCCTTTGCGCGGATTACATTATCTCTGTTCATAACTTATGCCCTCTTATCTGTCTGCAACGCATGCGGTCTTCTGCGCTAAAGTCTGGACTAATCTCTGCCACGCCACACATGATCTGCCGCTCTCCTGAAATAACTTTTACGCTGTAGTACAAAGAAAACATGGCTATGGTTATGTAGAACGCAACCGCTAAAATCTCAAATGGTTTTACTTTAGTCATCTTTATCCTCCACATCAATTATCTCTGGTGACTTAATATTAATACCAATCACACTAGGTTTATCGCTACCTTCTGGGTTATCCAACAGTCCTGATGCCTTGGCCAGCAGCCTTAGTACCTGCACTTTGTCGTAAAGCTCGATCTCTAAGAATGCATTGCCATCCTTATCTACTCTGCTGGTAATCTTTTTGATGGCATGCAGTGCGTGCTCTGGCATTTGGCTGGGAGTTTTTACCGTCACATTGCCGGCACTGTCCCAATCCATAATGTCAGTGATCTTGGTGTTTGCCATTGACAGCAAAGCATAGGCAACAGCTTCCCGGTTGGACTCTAGGGTGGCAGAACGCTCCATCCGTTTCTGGATTAAGCGAACACCACCCCAGTTTTTCAGGCTAGGTATTTGATTTGGATGTTTTGTTTTAGTGGCCATCAATAATATCTCGGAGCACAGGTAACATCTACCACCACTTCAGCTGAGTACCCATTGATCTTGCGCCTGGAGTTAATAACCACAGCTCTGGTGCCATTCTTCTCGCACTCATTAATGGCCATGATTACTTCATTCCTAGTCATTGGCTGCATTTGCTTATCCATCACCAGCTCAATCTCAGGCGCTCTAACCGCAACCTGCTTTTCAGTGGCACAGGCTGCTAACAATAGCGGCAGGAATAGTATCATTTTACTCATTGTGAACACTCCTCAAAAGAAGATCGCCTAAACAAGCTCAACTTAGTCAACTGCCCACCCATGGCTTTCAACTCAATACCCTGGTAGGTATTCCAGTGGGTTAGTCCATAGCCAGGAGAGACAAACAATCTGTCCTGGTAATGCGGCAGGTAGACAATACCTCGCAAGATATAGGCAGGGTACAAGCCAACCTCGGCCATAGCACCCATCCTAACGTCAGCACCTCTGGTTTTCTTTTTAATTAACATTAGAAAGGTATCCCATCATTTGGCAGCCCACCGTCTTTGTTTTGATCCACCTTGATAGAAAACTTAGGAGCACCGTTCTTAGTCTCACCTTCCCACATAGCAAACTTAACCAGCGTGCCATCCTCCAACTTCAGCTCACCTTTCCAATCTGGCTTAGCATCACCAGGCTTTTTAAAGCTATTCTTAAACGCACTACCGTTACCAGGCTTATGTTCGTACTTAGGCTTATCCATGTTTTCTCCGTAAAAAATAAAGTAGGGTACTCGCTGCACCTTTCGGCATCCGCTTTCCCCATACATAGACTAAACCAATTGATATAGGAGCGTGATTAGTAATAACTATTGATAGTTATAAAGCGATAGTGTTTTCCTTATTGCGTATCTCTGTGGGTTTGTTAGTATTAGGGCAGGGGCCATTACCCAGCCCTCCCGCCGGTAGTCTGCGACCAAGGGAATAAACGTAGCTAATGGGGCAGCTCTCCTTCTCTCTATGCCTGGATAGGATACACATAGACAGATCGGGGCTAATACCTCCACCTGCAGTAGCAGGAGCTTAGATAAACTAGAGCAGACAGCTTTTATAGCTTAGCCATATATATGGGTTAGGTTGCTGCACTCGAAACAAACGCAATAAACGCATCTGTAGAGAAAACACAGGAAAAATTGTGTCAGTCACCCCCATCGCTACACCGACCCCACCCCCCCAATAGTGCCTTTCTGTTAACGCTACGTATTCTTTTGCTAACGAAACTGGCATGTGTACAGACTTCAAATGTTCGTTTGGGCTTTATACACACACCCCTTGCGCTTAGCCCTGCTGGGATAATGCAACCTGCCGGTAGTATCCGAGCCCAGATGGTGGCTGTCTGCCTGTTTGCTGGTGCCAATGCATAGAATCCTGCAGGATCTGACGCCATTTCTCAATTGATAACTGTTTATCTGCTAACTCAGATGCAATTCTGGCATCTTGCTCATTTAGCACTCGATCAACTCCGCATATCGTCCTGCATGCATGTACAAACTCCCGACTATAGTCATATGCCTTAACCTCATCACGTTCTTGTGCAACCTCCAGCTCTCTCACTTTACGCTTCCTCATTGGTTCCTCCATTGGTAATGTTGGCTCTGCAATTGGTTCATCTGTTACATACATGCTATCAACTTCTAGTTCATGGCCATTTCCAGCAATCGCTATCTGATCCTCTGCTGACAGTGATTTATCGTAGATCACTCTCCATGTACATCCAGCAATGCCAGGTTTACCTGAGTAACTGTTACCGATCTTCTCAATGTACCCAGCTCTCGATAGGATCTTCATCTGCTTATTGATAGCTTGCCTGGTTACTCCCAGCTCTTGCGCTACTCTGCCTTGTGATACCCAGGTTATCCCGGCTCTGCTTGCAAATGAGCTGACCATCGCTAGTATGGTTCTGTTCCTGTCTGTGATCGTCTTGTCTGTCAGCGACCTGGTTGGGATCACAGCAAATGGAGTCTTTCTAGGTGGTGTTTGCTTTTTTCTAATACTCTTTGGTTTTGTCGGCAGTACAAACTTACTCATGCCCATACCAATCCATGGATAGCAGCATGCCTATCATTACTCCCAGGATTGCACCTATGATTACACCAGCTAAGAAGATACTTATGGACAATACTTGCACCATCATCTGCTCCTGTTATACCTAGCCACCATCGCTGATCTGAGCTGTTTTCTGGCTGGCTTTCCGCGCTCTTTCTCAACCAGCACCAAGTAATCCAGCTTGGTTACCTTTGGTTTCCTCGCCTTGTCCGGCAGCCGCATTGCATGCTGTATCTCACACTCATGCCGCCAGGCTTCCGAGTATGTGCAAGTCTCTTTGCCATCCACAGTTACCATCTTTGCTGGTAGATGATGGCCACTGCATAACTCGCAATTAATCTTCATTTAACCCTGCCCAGCACAGCTTTGGTTTCCTCTTCTGCAGTCTCTTTCTGCATATCCCTGCGAATCTTTTCAAACTTCCTGGCTAGATCCATCGCAGTGCCACCAGGCTTATACTTAAAGTCTGGGTTCCAAACACTGGCCAGCTGGTTCTTTGCCCTGCGCTTCCTGGGCTCCTCTTCCACCATCTGTGGCACTAGCTTCATATTATTCATTGCTCTCTCCTTTGATCGTTAACGCATCAGACAGCTCTGCTTCTGCCTGGTGATACGCATCACACAAACCTTTAGTCTTTCTATCCCAATACTTGCACCACAATCCCTCAGAGTGAGCTACTGAATGCACGCAAGCCTGGCAGCTCTTCTGTCTTTGCAAGAAACGCAGATCCATCTCTGATTCCTCCCAGCGTTAAACGTACAGAACTCACCACCTTTAATATCCTGCTTAGTCTGGCAGCTGGTGCAAAACCTATCACCTGTCGTATTACCACCAATCAGGAACTCTACCTTGTGCTGCTTTTTATGTACCATATACTCAACTTCTGTCCAGTGTGTGGCCGCTTGCTGATCACCATCTGAACAGCACCTGCAGTTTGTAGTCTTTTGCAGATCTTAAATATCTGCTCTGTTCCAATAGGATTGCCCTGCCGCAGCATCACCTCAAAGATATCAGGCGTAGACAGGTTCCCATGTTCCTCCAATATGGCCATGATCCTCTCATCATGACGTTTCTTCTTGCCTTGCTGCTTGATGCTGGTATCCATGCCAAACTTAATCACTTGCCTGGTAGGTAGATTGTCCACCAGGCTTGTGCGCTTGCCTGAGATCTGATCAACAGTCCACAGCCAAGAAATCATAACTGATCTCTAACCATTGGTATGAAATCATCCAGCAGCAGCACAACGCGCCATGGTTGGCCATTACGCCTGTAAGCCACCACTGGTATCTCACCAGGCTGTATGCACGCTTCCACCTGCTTGCACCAATCGTCAATAGTAATCCTCTCCCTGCGCTTGACCTCGATCCTGAACTTACCCACCTGGATATCATCCTCACCATCTCTGGCCTGGCCTAACTTGCGCTTGACCACAAAACCTAGCTTGTCGCTAAGTATCCCAGCCAGCTCACGCTCACCAACAGCGCCCTTTTTCCTAGCTCCCCTGCCGTTCATTGGTGAGCCGCAATCATCTTATCCAACAGCTCCGCAGTGCTGCTGTAGCGCCTCTGTAGCAGCTCCTTAATAGCTTCATCAATCAATGAAGCCCGGCTCCGGCACTGATCTGCTGCTGCCCGGTCTAGTAAACGCCTGGTATCAGGCCGCAATCTTACAAAAAATTTATTAAATTCCTGCATATACCCTCCATAGATATCGCAACGATATCATTATTTTTAAAATATTTGCTTATTTTTGTTGACGCAGCCATTTATCTCTGTAGAATCGGGGTTGTTGAGATATCTCAACCAATCTACCGACCAACAGGAGATCATATGAAATACGTTGCTTATTACAGAGTTTCTACCGAACAGCAAGGCCGTTCAGGTCTTGGTCTTGAATCACAAAAGCAATTAGTCTCTGCCTACAACGACAGCATCATTGCTGAGTTCACCGAAATCGAATCAGGCAAAGTGGATAACCGTCCACAGTTGGAAGCAGCTCTTGAGCTCTGCCGCAAAACCGGTGCTGCTATCCTGATCGCCAAGATTGATCGCTTGTCGCGTGATGCAGCCTTTCTGTTGACACTGCGTAAAGCCGGTGTTGATATTGTTGCAGCAGATATGCCAAATGCTGGCACCCTGGAGTTTGGTGTGCGTGCAGTGGTTGCACAGTTTGAGCGTGAGCAGATCTCTAGCCGCACCAAATCAGCTCTGGCGGCCGCTAAAGCTCGCGGTGTAGTGTTGGGCTCACCAACCCCGGAGATCGGCTCAGCAGCCGGTGTAGCAGCTCTCAAAGCCTCTGCAGATACCTTTGCACAGTCTCTAGCACCAATCCTGCGTGACTTGAAAGCAGCTGGTTACAGCAGTCTGCGTGCCATTGCAGCTGCACTAGCAGAGCGCAAGATCGAAACTCCCCGCGGCAACTACGTCTGGTCAGCCACCCAAGTATCTAATCTGATGAAAAGGATCCCAGCATGAGCGATGACTTCTTTACCGGTTGCATGGTGGGCATTTCCATCATGCTTGCAATAATGTTATTGAAAGGATGGATTTAATGAGAACAGGACAACAATTGAAACTAGAGATCCTGGATGATATCGAAGCCAGGCGCTCACAGTTCATCAGCATGGCACGCAACTTGGCTAGATCGATTAGCCGGGAACGTGGCCAGGTATCAATCAACGATATTCGGGAGAAACACCCGCTCCCAGATGATGTACACCCTTCCGCATACGGTGCAGTGTTTCGTGGACCACTGTGGAAGGTAATCGGGTATACCGCAGCAAAACACTCTGATGCCCATGGCCGGTTAATCAGAATTTATATATGGAATGAAGGAGATAATAATGGTTGGTAAAGTCACCCCCGACAGCATGCTGTCAGCAAGCCGCTTGCCGGCAGTCCTTGGTCTATCCAAGTATCGCACCCCTAACGATGAGCTTTTGGTATCCATCGATGCCATGAATGGCAAACAGCCCAAGGATATCTCTAATGAGGCTATGAGCTGGGGCAATACGCTAGAGCCTGTCATCTTAAATAAGACAGCCGAACGTCTGCAGCTCACCGATCTGAAACTGGACCACCCAAAACCATTCTTTCACCCGACACTGCCGTTATGCTGCAGCCTGGATGGATTAGCAGATGGTCGAGGTCAGATCCTGCGCACAGATCCTGATGCTGGCATCTTTGTTATTGGCCAGGAGTCTATTGAGCTCGATGGGTATGGAGTGCTGGAGGCCAAGCTAACTAGCGCACCACCAGAGGATCTGCCCAGCTTAGCGCGTGGTCCTATCCAGCTCCAAGCTCAAATGGATATCATGGGATTTAAATGGGGAGCTCTGGCCACACTGTATCGCGGCACCGAGCTCAGAATATTCTTGTTTGCCCCACATCAAAACACTTTAGATACTATTAAGAAGATCACCCTGGATTTTCAAAACCGTTTAGAGATATGGAGATTTGAAAACAGGATTGATCACTTCCCGCTGGCCAACAGCAAAGACGCAGATACGCTGTGGCCAAACACAAACGCAGAGCAAGACGCATTAGAGCTCGATGATGCAGCTGCCGAGTACATGCGTGGAATACTTATTGCCAAAAAAAGTATTGAATCATACCAAGATAAAATTGACCAATATGAAACAGCATTGAAAGAGCTGCTTGGAGATCGAACCATAGGCAGAGCTGGTGGCCTTGAAGTTCGCTGGCCTATGCGCAACTACCAGGCACAGCCAGAAAAGATAACTCCAGCCAAGGATGCGTACAGCAAGCGCATGAGTACAGTACAGATAAAGGAATTGAAATGAGCAAATACGCAGAGCTCCGCACTATCGACGTTAGTAAACTAGTCGAGAAAAAGAATAACCTGACCTATCTGTCATGGGCATGGGCAGTAGATCAGCTGCTGCTTAACGATCCTGCAGCTGTCTGGGAATATCCAGAGCCTAAACTTTGGGGCGAAACAGTGATGATTTTTTGCACTGTCAGCGCCTTTGGTATATCACGCACAGCACAGCTGCCGGTGATGGATTACCGCAACCAGCCTATACCTAACCCGAATTCCTTCCAGGTAAACACTGCTATGCAGCGCTGCCTGGCTAAAGCAATCGCACTGCATGGAATTGGCCTGTACATCTATAACGGTGAGGATCTGCCACCATCAGATCCACAGGCAGTCAGCAACCCGCTAGATGCATTGCCGGCAGCACCAGTAGAAACAGTAGAGCCGGTGGTTATTGTGGAGCACACCGATGAACCATGGAACCTGATGGTGCCAACCATGAAGCTGCCTTACAGTACCTGGCCATCAGCATTGGAATGGGTAGTAGCGTTTGATGATCTGCAGGACGTTACAGTCAAGGCCACCAAGCGCAAAGCATCAGAGCGCATGAAGATCCTGCGTGAGCTTAAAGAAAGCAATGCAGCCACACTTGATCGCATGGGTGAAGCATTGCGATTGCCACTGCTAGCCAGGTATCAACAGAGATTAACCAATCTGGCACCAGAAGCTATTAAGCATGGCCAGTAGTAAAAAAGCCCAGGCATTACGCCTGGGCAAAGCCACGAAGGATAGTGGCGCGAGATTAGTTGACTAACGATTGGTACTGGGCGATGCACTGCCGGAGGCTGGCTCGGAGCTCTTCTGCTCTGGCAGCTTCCCGGATAAGAAATTCTGCATTTGATCTATAAAGCTCGGATCCATCACAGCCTTTGCCGGTGGATCCAGAGCTGGCGGTTTCGGACACTCCACCTTGGTTGGTGGTGGGGCGATCCGGCCTGTCGCGCAGCCCGTTAGTAATACCAAGCAGCTTAGCATTAAGATTGCGTACCTCATGATCCTTCTCCCGCCTTAAATTGTCTGCTCCTGATTGTAGCTGTTGCTCTTTCTGCCTGGCCAGCTCCTGATCCTTGGCATGTTGAGCCATCTGCTGAGCACGTTCCTTATCCCAGGCTTGATGCACCTTGGCCTGGCCAGCAGAGTCACCTTGCCAATGGCCAGTAGCATACGCACCGACCACCGCAATCACTGTACCTAGTATGAAGTATGGATTCATTTAGGTGGTACTTTAGTGCCTTCTAATTTCTTATGCACCTTAATTGTTTTGCAGACTTCCTTACCTTTTTCCTGGTGGCATACCTTCTTTAGCTCCCCACCTGCATAGCTATTGGCACTAAACGCAGCTAATAGTACAAGTACACTGGCATTAAATCGCATATCAGATCTCCGGTTGTGGTGCTGGTGGTGGCGCTAACTTCCCGCCGAATCCCTGAATAACAGGCGCTGATGATACTGGATCAATCTTTGGTTCTACGCGCTGAGCCGGTGCCATTGGTGCCGGCGGTGGTGTTGTCGGCGGTGTAGGCTTCATTGCTTCTTCACGCTCTTTAGGTGTAGACAATCCTGGTGGTACGAATTGATCCTTACCTTTCACTGCAATCAACGTGGCCAATGCACCCAAAATATATTTGCTCATATCAGACAACAGCAGAAAAAATTGTTTATCAGCTGGTGCAATATTTTGGAGCGGCTGCGTTACGAATACAACGCTATACATCGACAAGCCGGCCATCATGATCAGGATGATACAAAAACAAATGCCAATGATAAATTTTAACCAGGCATTTAGCTGTTCTTCATTCATTGTTTCACCTTCTCTGGTGGAGTCACATCATCAGGACAGGTCTGCGTGGCAGTGCATACCGGTGGTTTACACTGTGGTGTTTCCCAATTAGCTGGATCCTGGCATGGGTACCTAAACCCATCAGTGCAACCAGCCAGCGCCAGGCTAAGTAAGAATATGAAGCGCGTGCTCATAGTGTTTTTTCCTGTCATCTAGGCCAATGGTGCCACCGTTAATTTTTTTGGTCAGCGTAACAATATCACCGGCATCTGCCCACTGATTGAGTTTCCTGCTCTCCCAAAAAAAACAAGCAGATTGGCATGCACCCTCAAATGTTTGCATGTACTCATCAAGATCTGTCAGCGATGTTTCTATGCTGTCGGCAAACTCTTGCCATGTAGCACGACCAGTTAGCTGGATAAGACCTCTGCCAGAAAAACGATACCCATCACCACTAGACTCGTCACCATTACCCATCCTATTAGCGTAAATGCGATTAGCAATCGCTGCTTGTTTGTTTGGCTTAGAGCAATATTGCTGAGCAAGTTCATCTGTGTCAAAATATTTGGAAAAAAGTTTTCTGAGAGACATTGGTTTATAGTTCAAGTTTTCTTTAAGTACCATAAACTGTGCGGATTCATGAGAGCACTGAGCTATGAATGCAGCCATCCTGCGTGGAGTATTGATTTCGTAGTCAGGCAGCAGCTGTTCAAGCGCGTGGTGCCAGTAGCTAACGTGTTGGTTCTTGGGAAGGAGCTGCTTCAGCTGGTTCAGTGTTAGCATTTTTTTCCTCTAGTTCACGCATCATTAACTTGCGTATCCTACGCATTCTATCTACCTCAACTATGGCTGCGTTGGTTGCGTTGTTTGCGTCCATGATTGCCAGCCCGACCAGTGGCAAGGCAATAGCAAGCGTTAAGACCATTGCAAGTAAGCATATTAGTAGTACCCAAGGGATGCTGTCTTGCTCGTCTTTATCAGTATCAGGACGCTGATTAGCCACAGCGTCACGAACAAAACCGCGCCAAACCATATAACATTTTCCCGGAACCTTCTAATCATATGTCTACGTTTACGTGCTGCAATCTGTAGAAGTTTTAGCTCTGCAATTCTAGCTGCTTCCTGTTGTTTGTTGATTTGTTCAACAGTCTTTTCATACTTATTCCACAATGCACCAAGCTCTTTAGGCGCTCTAAACACCATCGTCTCGCGCAACTCTGCCATCATTGAATCTAATC